CATAAAGGGGCGACCGGTGGGCGGTAACGCCTATCCCATCCTGGGTCCATAGCATTCCGGCTTTGCAGCGGGCATGCTGGAATTCCTAGTGAGGTCCATAGTGTCAGTCGACATCTTCCTTGTTGATAGGACACCCGGTCCGAAAGGCGTTGTGAGCGGCAATTGCTGCGGATACAACGTTAATCCGGAAACCGTAACCCATGGGATGAAAGTCCAACGGGTCAAAGGTGTCAACACCCCCAATTTTCGCCGTCTCCAGAGGGAAGGTGCTCTTATCAAGAGTACCCCCTGGTTTAAGTTTGACGGTGAAGAAGGCTATGGCAATTACATCTGCGGATACTTGTATTATCCAAGTTGCGCAGTTGATCAAGCCTGGCCTCAAAGAATGGGTGCATATCGACTGGACGATCCTGAGGCACTAATCACATCTATCCTTTCGGAAGTGGATGTGCCTTGGAACGACTTAGCAAACCGAGCCATTGAAGGCCTAAACCCTAGTTTTGACCTCGGCACGTTTATCGCAGAATTGCGAGAGACTGTCCGAATGGTCTTGGGCATGGCCAACCGGTTCCGGTTGCTATCTGAGAAGGCCGAGAGATTGCGCAAGGTGATGGGTAACCCCTATCAACGCACAATCGCGATGAAGCGCTTACCAAAGCGCGTAGTCGATTCTTGGCTGGAGTGGCGTTACGGATGGCGCATATTGCTCATCGACCTGAAGAACCTACATGAAGTCATTTCGGAGAAAGCTTCATGCTGGCAATCCGGGTCTGGCTCTCACGAGCAGGAGATTGAGATTGATTTCTCTACTCCCGCCGAAGAGAGAACACATGGGCAGTGGTACGAGTTCTACGGGGAAGGATCCCTCCTCGTTTCCGCGCGCGTATCCGCCAGGGCCAAGTTTGACGTTGCGCCGCCTGCCTTCGAAATCGAAGGTATCAAAACGGCGTATGAAGTCATACCTTACAGCTTTGTGCTGGATTGGTTCTGGAATTTCGGTGAATACCTCTCTGCTCTTCTCTATATGAGCGAGTTAGATGTTAATGCCGAAGTCACTTACTCTCGCAGTGTGAAGGTGGAGTACTCCCATTCTGGAGGCCGACGCGATTGGTCGACAGATTGGCAAAGTACGAACACCAACAACTGTGGCACTTGGCGAATGGCAGGCAGTGATCGGAGCCACTGGCAACGATTTACAGCCTACCAACGCTGGCCGAGCGAAGAAAGTGCTAAACTCCCGCGATTCAAAGTCGATCTCGATCTCAGCCATATTGCTGATCTCGTAGCGCTTCTATACCAAATCCTCGCAAGAGTGATGAAGATAGGGCGCTAGGAATTATCCGGATCGACTAACTATAGGAGCTCGCCATTATGGCAGACATGACCACAGCCCTCGAGCTTAACAGCCGCGGGCCGGGCAAACAGGTGGAATACATCACACCTGAGCATTCCCTGTCGAAGCCGTCTGGTATCCGTACCAACATGGTCAGGCAGGGCGACCTCCTCATCCCGGACCGGTTTTCCTTTACCGTGTTCCGAGGTTGTGAGGACAGCGAGGGAGAAATCCTTTCCAAGCTGATCACGTTCCACGGCGAGCTGCGTGTACTCCGTGCCGCAGCAACCGCGGATGTCAGTTACGTGAAGACTCTCGTGCGCGATATCATCGCGTCCGACAATCTGGACCGTCTATGGTCCGGCCGTAACCTCATCGCCGATGTCTGATCCCTCAGATCGGCCAGCACCTGAAAGCTATGCCCGGATAGGGCAGTGGGTCTACGCGATTTTAAAGCGTTGGCCTTACTTGCTGCAGGTGCTTGCCCTACTGATGCTGCTAGTTTCATGCAGTGTCAGCTGGGACGACGGTGGGTTCACCTGGGAATGTATGCCAATCCTGGCTCCAGGTGGATGACGACAAACCAACTCGAGGTTAGACGATATGTCAACTCCTTTGTTGGGGGTGCCTGACCTATTTAGGCTGTGCACCTGTTACGTGATGGACGCTGTACGCGTAGGGATGGTCACCGCTGAGGAGGTTAAGCCTCTTTTCGGTGCCCTGCGCGGCCGCTCGCTCGAAGGAGTTCTCTCCCAGAGCAAGGTGGCAGCGGGCGCATATGCGAACCCGCAACATGCCGCCTTTTGGCGCCAAGTGCCTGCATTCTTCAAAAAGAACACTGCCTTTCGGTCGAAAGACGCGGAGGCAGTGGCTCGCACCTCATTTATGGAGTGCGAAAGAAAATGTATGCAGACTAACTCCAGACTTACCCTTTCAGACGATGATCTCGCTGAGGCCTTTGGCCTAGACGAGCTCATTCGTCGTGAATTATATTGGGATTACCTGGAGAAGATGCGTGCAGATTTGCGCGCGTTACTTGGCAGCTTCGATGACTTCCTAGACTCTTTGCCGAGTCTCGTGGAGTTGTCAAGCGGTGCTACAGCGACAACACCGCGTCACGCGAGCCAGCCAAACCTTCGGGTTGGGCTGCCGTACGTGGTGCAGGCGCCGAAACGCGCCTGGAAATATGTGCAGATCCTCCTAGATAGTTGGGGGGTGAAGCCTCGAGAATGGCGCGATATTCCTTATAATCGCGTCACCTTCGTCTTGAAGAACTGGGAAACAGATCGTTCGATAGCCTGTGAGGCTAAAGACGCCCTTATTTTGCAACTTGCCTTTGGTAGGCATGCAGCAAACCGACTTCGTCGGTGGGGCATTGATCTTACTACCCAGGCACGGAATCAGGTATTGGCCCGGAAGGCCAGCGTTGATGGTCGTCATGCGACTATTGACCTAAGCAACGCTTCGAATTTGGTGGCCAAGGCTCTTGCCTTGCTTCTACCATTCGAGTGGTGTAGATACCTTGATGACGTGCGAGCCTCTTGTTTCGCTGACCCCACTACTGGGGGTGGTCAGATCGTCCCACGCGCATACGAGATGTTATCAAGTATGGGCAACGGCGCGACCTTTGCAGTCGAGACAATGCTCTTCGCGGCGGCCTGTAGAGCTGTCGGCGCTAAGACTGGGGATTTCCTCGTCTACGGCGACGACATCATCTTGCCTAGTTCCATGGCGGATGAGCTCGTAGGGCTGCTTGGGTACTTGGGCTTTGAGGTTAATGCCGATAAGTCCTTTCTCGACCCAGACCTTCGTTTCCGGGAATCGTGTGGGCTTGATGCCTACGCGGGAGTTGACGTTACTCCTGTGTACGTCCGCTCTCTTCCGGGTTCGAAGCCGGAGCTTTGTCATCTCGTCAATTCTATTGCGAGCATAGCTCCGGATCCCAGTCTGGAAAGCGAGCTGGGCAAATTCCTTGCTCAGCTTGTGGAGGCTCATGGCCTTCCCTTGGTTCCGTGGTCTGAAGACACACGGACCGGGATTCACCTACTCCCTGGTGATGCCATAGCCGTTGGGGCCCTCAAGTCTTTTAGGAGTTCTAGAAGGATCGAGGCTAAGGGCAAGCCTGCTCCTCCTGTTGGGGACAAAGAACCGGATTTCCAAGTAGCCGTTTATTACGGTTACGGTCCGGAACCTCGGCATGTTAAGGATGTAGGTAAGCTCACGGGGCATCGGGGGAAAGGCGGCCGCCTAGTATGGCATATTAATAAAGCCAGGGCGGATAAACCTGAAACCGATGCAAAGCACACCCATGGTGGTCGAGCTGAGAGCTTGAAGCTTGCTCAACGGATTTCCGAAAGCGAGTTATCTCGGTTGCGATTACCTCTCAGTGTGGTGTCGAGCCTTTATACGGCTGACGTTGTGTACAAGCGGAAGATCCGCTGGTATACTCCACCCAAACCTCCCGCCCCAGCTCACCTTTACATGTGGTCCGAGTCGCTAGCCCGCGCAGCGGTGCAATGCGGTCGGTTTCAAAGCCACATGAGGTCAACTAAGAGCAGGCGGGGGCAAGTAGGCAGCCTTTCTTGAGGTAGCCTGTTTGCTTCACCCATGATAATTGGACGGAGTCCTCCCCATGACC